TGTATCCAGTAAGGTCAATAGGGTCGTTGTTAGCGTCGTAGAAGTCAATCTCAATAGAGAACGTATCACCTTTGCGGCATACGATGTCTACTCGTTGCGCATTGTCTAGATTTACTACAGATGGGTTAGTGCAGGACATAATGCAAAGTTAATTGTTTAAGCGTTGTCGCCTAAGAGGATATTCATTATATCATCCTGCTCTTCCTGAAGTTCTGGGCGCTGTCCTTGGCGCTGAGAGATGAGTTTAGACTGCTCGATAGCCTGCTTTTTAACACGCTCGTCTTTCCTGTCTTCTTTCTCTTGCTCAAGCATAGCCTTCTGGTCCAAAGCCTCGGCGTTAGTCTGAGCAGAAATGCCAAGTCTCAAGCGCTCAAGCTCCATACGCAACGCATACTCGCTACTTAGAAGCTCAAGTTTAGCTGTCTTGTCTGCCTCAATCTTAGCAAGGTCAAGCTGCTGCTGAGCGCTGAGCTCGGCAATCTTGCCCTGAGATGTGGCCTGAGCCACCTGAGCATTAGCCTGAGCCTGCATTTGAGTATTCATCATAGCCTGCTCTTGCTTCTCTCTGATGCGCTTCTTGCGACGTACAATCAACAGCCTCTCAGCTTGGTCTACGTCTTTCAATTGACGGATGGCGATAGCGTCTTCAAGGTTCAGCTCTCCGATGGAAATAGCAGCTTGAATGTTAGCTTCCAAGTATGCCTTGTCTCTATCGTTCATCTCCGTTACAACGCGCACACCAAAGTTGTACATCGGCAAGTCCTTGAACGAAGACAGCACCTTCATATTCTCAATGCCGATAGCGTTCTCGTATGCACGGAACACGACAGACATTGGAGGAAGAATCTGAAGACAACGAACCACATCCTCACACACTCTGCGGTACAACACCATAGAAGCGTTGGTGATGTCGTAAAGAGCATTATTGGCAGCAGCGATAGCTTGGTCTCTAACACCAACAAGCTGTTCTCCCTTCGGAGATGTTCCATCTACTACCTCGTTGATTCCCGTTGCGTCACGAATCATACGTAGGTTGTGGTTGTAAATGCCAATCAACTCGTTGATGTTTCGGATGCTGTTATCCAATGGGCGAACAGGAGGATTCTGGAAGCTTCCATCTGGGTTCTTACTGCGGTAGTAGAATACGCCAGTCTGCTCGTAAATGTCCTGAATATCAAGTGGTTGCAGCTCTCCGCCGCGACCGAGCTGTACGTTCTCAAGACCTTCAATATCAACAAGCAATCCATCAGGCTTAGCCTTTGCGATGGCCTGCTGCATCTTAAGGTGAGAAAGCTGTAGCTGGTCAGCAAACGTGATGACAGAACTAACCATTGACTTAGGAATCATCCGACGCAGGTTAGTAGCAACAGCGCTGTATGAGAAGCTAGCACGAGTCAAATCGTGTACGTTCTTCGGGATGTTCTTCTTTAGGCCGTAGTCAAACAGGTAGTCTGTTCCGATGATGTACTTGCCTCCGTAGATGGTAGCGTTCTGCATATACACGGGCTCGCGGTCATACACAGACTGGTTGGGTGCCTTGTATTCGTAGCCCTTGTAGTAGAATCCGATGTTGCCGAAGCGAGAGGTCTTCTTTTCAAAGATGATGTCGTCTACGCTAAGGAACTCAAAGTCAAGGATGGTAATGGTGTACTGGTCGTATCCGTATTGGTAAACGCCAATAGCTGAGTCGTAGTATGACTCGGATAGCCTGTCTGGGTTATTCCCCCACGTGTTGGCCACGCTCTGAGCCATCTGCTTGTACTCATCCTCAGTGAACTGATTACCAGCCATCCGCTTAAGCTCCTGAATGGATACCTGACGGATGTGCCCCATATACGTACAATCCGTAAGGTTGGGGTCGTCGGTAATGCTGTGGATGAAATATGCAGGGTCTACATAATCCTCTTTGATTCCGTAGTTCGGGTCATTGCTGCGCTTAACCACGGCCATACCCAAGGTAACTAAGTCTTCTACGTTGCGGCGGTAGATACGCTCACTGAAGTCGTTCCAGCTAAGGGTAAGACGGGTAGCAATCTGAGCGGCAATCTCAGCCTGGGTCTTGATGTTGGTCTCAAAGAAAATCTCAGCCTCCTCGGTGCTGTCAGGGATGCTGTTAGGGTCGACATTAACCTTAAGGCCCATTTGCTTGGCCTCTTGATATAGCTCCTTGTTCTTGATAGCAGCCTTAATCTTGGCCTTCTCGCGGTCCTTCTCGGTCTGAGAAAGTGGGTCAATAGCCTCGATGTTGGGATGCGGGTCCGTGGAGAGAATCTTGTTGACTACAATCTTTACGAACTTAGGAATGATGGGTACTGGAGACCAGTCCAAAGAAAGAAGAGCTCCGTCTCCGTTGTTAGGGTCAAGCGAGGTAAGCACCTGCTTGTAGATGTTCACATCTTGTGTTCCGTTGGCGTAGTCTCTGTTAATCTGAAACTCCTTCCAGCGAACATTGTAAAGCGAGCCAGTGGTATCAACACCACCCCATTGAGCGTATACGCCTTTCGCATATTGCAGTCCGTATTGTTTCGTGACCTTTTTGGCGTGGTCCGCCAACGGGTCAGGAAAGTTTACACTGCTACTCAAGTAATTGTAGTCCGACATATTGTAATATCCGTTATAGTGCAAATATACAGATATATCTAACGCCTGATTTCTCGTGCCTTGCGAAAGAATACTTTATTACTGAAGTCAGTCTTAGGCTTTTCCACAGCCACCTTCTGCGCCGCTAAAAGCGCTAATCCAGAGGAAATCGTCAAGTCAAACTTGGTTCGGTCGTCAATCTTGAAGTTAATCCAGTCCTCAAGCGTCCTGTTAAGGTACATCTTTCCGTACTCTCCAGTTTCGTCATTTACTCCTACGTGGTGGTGTATATACGACTCAACAGCTTGAGCGTGAGCCTGGATGACATCCTGGCTGTTTGACGGTATGCCCTTCGTCTTTACGTTGGTGTGTGAGTTGGCAGCGAGAAGGTGGGCAGGCCTATCCATCAGGTAGCCATCGTATCCTCTCGACTCGAAGTATCTCACGATTCCGTATTTGTTGTTTTCAACCAGCAATGGGAAACCGTAGAATACAGCAGCCATCAGCACGTCCTCATAGAATATCTTGGCCAGCGGTGGTCGAGATGCGTACTCTGCCACAAACATATTCGATGGGTGCTGCATATTGAACTTATTGTACAGATGGCAAGCGCCCTTTGATGCGCGTCCGTCGATGGTGGCATCAAGGTCATAGGAGTCGACCCCTCCACATCCGATGCTATCGTTTGGTGCTATCCTCTTGTTGCGCTCGACCTTCACTTTGTTTCTGAGCTCTACCGGAGGCATCCACGTAATGCGCCATCTGCCGTTCGGGTCGGGTTTAAACGATACCTTGGTGTCCTGTACTCCATTCTCCCAGAAGAAGTTGCCAACGACAACTGGATTAGGGAACAGCTCATCGTTGTACTGAATCTGCTCGTATATCTTAGCGATATTGAACAGACTAGTCTTTGTAGAGTCGCGGAACGCCTCGTCAGAAGTAAACGGAAACTGGCGGATAAACTCATTAAGTTCGTTGCTGTCATTTACCAAAGCTTTGCGCTCGTTCTTTAAGAACGTCTTAGCTCCAATCTTGATGATGTCGCCGTCAATGCCGACAATCGGGGACTCTGGGTCTTCTATTACTGGGTTTCCGTACTTGTCAAAGAATCCTTCTAGCGCTTCGTAGGCTGGGATGAAGATTCGGTACAGCCCGCTCTTTGTCCTGTCGTTGTCGTTTCTATCGGCAGGGTCTGAGCTCTCGTACATCTTACGGTATTGACGGCCACCTTGGTCTAAAGGGTTTACCGTTGAGCCGACAAGTGCCTTGCCGATAATTTTACGTCCAATTAGTAGACAGGTCTTATGGATGCGCCACGATTCGTTGATGTCCGCAGGCTTAACCCACTTACCAGCCTCATCAAAGAACAGCATATGTGTCTTGCTTCCGTCGTAGGAGTTGTTGGTGGTGTTCTTCCAATTGATGATGGTGTCAAGGGCCTCACCTACCTGCGATGTCTTGTTCTTCTTGGTAATGCGCTTAGCTGGCTCGCGGAACGCAAGCTCCATTCGGGGGTTGGTAGTACCGTCCTGGATGGGCTTGAAGAAGAATGGGTAGCTACGGAAGACAGGGATGACCTTGCTCATAAATACAGCCTCCTGAGCGTCAGGACCCGTCTTGCTCATAATGCCCAAAAGCTTCTGCTTTACCTGTGTGGCTTCGTCAATGAGGATGGAGCTACACATATTGGTATATCCAGAGCGTCGGCACTTGACATATAGTTGGCCAAAGCTCCTAGGGTCCACCTCACAGGCCATCTGGTGCAGGAATAGCTTCCTCTGGAAGTCCAGATAGCTTGGGTAGCCAATGTCAATCTTACTCCATTGCAGGAACATATAGTGGTGACCAGTAATGTATGTTGGAACACCATTGTTGTAGAACCAAAGACCGTTGCGCCTTCGCTCAAACTCCTTCTCAATCAGTGGAGCGTACCTGTTCTGGAATTCCCTAGGCATCTCGCGCCACTCGTCCATCGACTTGATGTCAAGAAGCTCCCTTGGTAGCTCTATCCTGCGCCACATCTGGTCCTGTTTCTTTAGGTTGTAGAACAGGATTTTGGTGCGCTCAGGCTTTTTGGGTAGCTGGATGAGAAGGTCGGCTAATTCAATAATTTCCCCTTCCGTTCCGTCTGGACAGATGTTGATTATGGTCTTATCCTTGACCACTGACAAGCCGGCCATCAGGACTTGAGTTTACGCTCGGCAAAGCCGCCCTTAAAGTCGCTATGCTGAGAGATTTCTCCGTCCTCGTCTAGGGAACGTATCATCTCCTCCAGCTTTTGGCGCTCCTGTAGCAGCTCTCGGCAGTCAACTACGCTTTGTTTGATAGAAGACAGCTCTGCTTTGCGTGCGGCACCCACAATGTCGGGGTCTACTGGCTTCTTTATCTCCTCGATAAGTCCAGTGATGGCCACCTCCATCGACTCTAAAAGCTTTCTGGCGGCCTCTACGGTGGTGAACTTATGCTTTGTAGTCATCAATGACAGCCAATAAGTGTCCAGTGTTCATCCTCCAGAGCTTTTGGCCCTCGATTTCCATCTCGTAGTCTGCGTTTTCAGAGAAGTATACAACGTCTCCCACCTTGATACCCATTTCTTCTAGAGCTTCAGAGCTGCAGTAGATTTTGCCGTATCGGTTAGGCTGTTTCTCAAACTCTACAATCTCAATGATTGAGCTCTTAAGTTTGTTTGGCTGCTCGATGGGCTCCACAAGAACCCAGTCAGACATCACGTGGATACCTTCTTCGTTCTTGTAGGCGTAGCACTGGGTAGAAAACCCACCATCTGGGTGGTATTTTACCTTAAGCATATTGTCACCCATATCATTGGAGTCGTCCATCATCACGTGGTGGTGGACATACAGCAGGTCACCAACTTTTACTGGCGTGTTGTGCTTCAATGGGGTAGAAACCACTGTTCCAAAGGGGACACGATGCTCAAATGCGTTGAACTTCGTCTCGATGTAGATGTCGATGTCTCCTAGTTTCTTGGTGTCTTGTAGCTTCTTGGGTGTGTGGATAATGAAGTGTTCTAAGTATTGCATTTGGTTTAATTAAAATTCGCAGGAAAACTCAACAATCACTGACTGATGTTGTATCCTTTTCCAGAGCATAATGCCTCTCTGGTCTTTAATGTAGATGTTGTAGCGCTCTTTGCCGTGGGTAGAGAGGTAGCGCTCATCGAAGACGATAGAGTCAATCTTAGAGCGGCCTACGTCTTGTCCTGTTACGTATGCGAGTCCTTTTAGCGGGTCGGTGCCCACTACAATCTTTCTAATCAATTCCATTTTTTAATTTTTTAGCCAGAAATCAATGGAAGAGGTGTCTTCACCTTCTTCGTCATCGTCTCCATAGTTTTTGTTTAAATAATCTAATACTACAGTTAGTTCGTTTTCGTTGTCAACCTCTATCCGAGATATGGCTTCAATGTTAAAAATACCACCTTTCTCTTTTACTATGCCGACTGTGCAAACCATAAGAAGCTCATCCACGAATCCCATCTCTTCTGCAAGGTCTGCTATTTCATCTAGCTTACCTTGAGCTCGGATTAGGAAATCCATCTTGGCTTCTTCCTTGGTCATTACAACTTGCGGAAGTGAAGAATGGTATATTGGTCTAACACTACTGTTCCTGCTCCCTCTGTGGCAGTGACAGAAACAATGTCTCCACCGTTAAGGTTAGCAAATGTTGACTGAGTTACAAAATGCGAACCAGCGCTCTTGAACTCTGTCTCTGATGTATTTACAGTTATTCCGTTTACGTTAAACTCAAATACAACAGCTGAGCTGGTAGCAGAAGTTGTGATTCCAGCGCAAAGCGTTATTTGGTAGATTCCTCCGTCAGCAAGAATGGTAACTGAGTCATTGGTTCCGCCATATACTGTGGACAGCTGAAAGTAAGATGCTGCGTCTCCAACTTCGTTCGAGTCAGTTGGGCCAGCTCCAATTGGTTGAAACTCTAGATACTGTGCTGCCCCTGTTAGCGCTAGAGTATTGCTTGTGCGCGACACAATCTCTGGAGCGGACTGGTATCCCCCTGGGTTGATAAGACCGCTAAGGGTAGAGTAGTCAATGCGCTTCCACGCTGACGCGCTAGCATCCCAGATAAGGAATCTATCACCGTTTGCTACGCCACCGATGTCGGAGATAGACGCGGGGTTGTCGAGGCGCACCGTTGAGCTAGTGATAGCCAATGGCAGTGTTGCAGTAGTGACAGCTCCACCAGAAAATGCCGCTGCGTTTAGACTTCGGCGCACAACTTGATTGCTTGCGTTTAGCAGAAGAGCGGTTGTCTCGGTAGTTCCTGCTGCAGGGACCGTGGGAAACTCTAGGATTCCGTTTACACCTACCTTATTGGTTGCTAGCTGCAATGCGGTAGCTACTCCGTCTCCTGATTCTACGTTCTTAAGCGTAGTAGTGGCGGTGTTGGTAGCGAGCTTTACTAATGAAGCAAAGGCGTCTTTTACTTTTTGGCCTGATAATGTTGCCATATTCAATACTTTTGTACAAATATAAAGTTTAATTCAAGATGGCTAAGCACACTCGAAAGAACAAGAGTAAGATGTTCCGAGAGTTCAATAAGTTACCTGAGCGCAACATAACGCATACAGGGCTCAAGCACCTCGGTATTGCCTACACATACTTCAGGAAAAGGTTTGGCCTAGGGCAGGGCCACGTGCATCTGATGCTGTTGGTATACGACCTTGAGTTCTTCACCACGGACCACGCCTGCAAGGAGATGAAGATGTACAGGGGTATGTTCTACAAGAGACTTATTTTACCTCTCGTCAGAGAAGGGTACCTGTACCACCACTTTCGTCAGGGGAGCCCTGGCCCGGTGTCTATGGAGGAGATGATGTTCCGTGGGGAGGGACAGTTCAACTACCGTTCTCGGATGGCGCTGTCCCAGAAGGGAAGGCTGTTGGTCGGTAGGTTCTACCGGGCGGCAGAGACGGGAATTATGCCCGACAACCTAGACTACTGATGCTTAGTGATGACCTTGAAGGGCATCTCTAGGCTAGCGTTTTCGTGGGGGACAAACTTGCCTTCGTGGGGCATTAGGAAGAATCGTCCTCCTTTGTTCATCCAATGGTAGCCGTCTGGTGCTTTCACCATCACGCGCTCGGTCTTGCGTTTAGCTTTCATTTCCGTACGACTTTAAGCTTTCCGTTTTCTTCGTATACCTTCATACCAGCCTCCTCAGCTTGACGCTTCATTGAGTTGTACTTCTGGGTGACGGTAAGTTTCTTTTTAGCTTTCATTGATTAGTCTGTTCACTATTAGTAAACTCTTTAAGCCAACAGCTACGCGGTCCTTGCTCACTCGCTTGACCCCGTTGGTGTTGGCTGCTCTTTTCTTGGTGCTCTTTGCCATAGTTAGCTTCCGCAGGCTTCGCAGTCCTCGGGGTTGTCAATGTTGCACGTAGGTTGCTTGGCCTCTTCCAGTTCATTTAGCCAGCTATCGAAGTTATTGTCGCTCATTTCTTTGCTCTGTTTTTAGATGCAGACATCATTCTGCGTTCGTCGTGGTCAAAATCTAGGCCATCGCCATTCCCGTAGGTGCCCATCTTTCTGTTCACCTTATTGAGGAAGGCGCGGTACTTCTTCCGCTCATCGGATGAGTGGTATTCTTTGTTGTATGCGTTCTTCTTCTCGCGAGCCTCGTCGTTCTCACGGAAGTACTTAGCTGACTTAGACAGCCCTTTCTTAGCCTTCGCCATAATGTCCTCGTTCTTTTAGATAGTCAAGTGCTCGTTGTGCGTTCTCTGGGTTGTCTTTTAGGAATCCAAGGGAGCTGTTGCAGTTCTTGCAGAGCAAACCTCGGAACTCTCTCGTTACGTGGTTGTGGTCAATAGCGCAGGTCTCTAGTTGGATTTCTTCTGTGCATATTACGCACTTTCCGTTTTGCTCCTCGTAGGTATGCTTTACGACTTCGGGGCTAACCTTATGTCTTTTGCACCTGCGTTCGAATGTCCACTCTGGTCTATTGGCAGCGAGTCTGTCTGAGTTGTCGTATCGCCACTTCTTAAATACCTCGTAGTTACAGGCCTTGCACTTGTTGCCGTACTTATCTCTGTTCCTACCGTAGGCACGAAAGTCATCAATAGACTTTTCGGTCTGGCAGGAGACACAGAATCGTTTATGCATTTACTCCTCGCTATAGTAGCACGCCTTCACTTTGTAGTGGGTAGGCATCTTGCCACTTGCTTTGACGGCAGCTTCAAGCTGTTTCACTGCAGAGGGGAGGTCCATTGCCTTGATTTCAATCTCGGCACCTTCTTCCTCCATCTTACCTCCGTAGTTGTACTTCTTGGCTTTCATTACTTCTTCATCATTTTAAAGTCGGTACCCGTAATCTTTCCGTCTTTGTTGACATCAAGCTTAACCTGTCCGCCAGTGAGGTACTTTTTCATTTTGCCTCCCATACCGTACATCATCTTACCGCCTTTGCCGTACTCCATCATACCGCCGCCCATCATCTTCTTAACGGGACGCTTAACGACTTTGAAGCCACGAGCAGCAAGTTCTTTGTCAAACTTAGCCAACGCATCGGGGTCAGCGCTCTTAAGCTCACGACGCATCTCGGTGAGGTTCTCAGCCTCACGAGCCTTGGCGTTAGCATTGAACAGCTCATCGGCAGTCATCTTCTTCTTAGGGTCTGGAACAATAGGTCCGCCCTTAGCATACATCTTTTTAGCTTTCATAATAGCAAAAGTAATTATTTATACGGAACGTATTTTGTCTTGCCACCTTCCTTGATAGCACGCAGCACCTGCTTACGGTTTGCTCCTTTACGGTATCCTACGTGTACCCAGTCAGGATTCTTATCGGTACCAAACTCATAGATGAGCTGGTCGAACTCAAGGTTATCCTTAATGAACTTAAACACGTCCATATTGGTAACACCATTGCCGTGTCCATCTTGGTCTAGGTCAAGTGCACGTCCGTTGTTATGGTCAGAGGTAGCACTGCCTCCAATAGCCTTGTTCAAAGCTGCTGAACGGTACCCACTAGAGATAAAGATTGGCACACCAAAGTGCTCACGTATCTTATCAAATACTTCCTCAGAGATGGTCTTCAGGTTCTCCAGGTGTTCTGGGGCAGGCTCATTGCTAATGCCCTTACGCTTGGCAGTGTCACTACGTGTTACCTCCGCCAGGGATACATACTTACTCAGTTTCATCGTTGTCTACGTTTTGTTTTGTAAAGATAGGAAAGAAGCTGTTTCTTCTAGGTAGGAGGAATTTATTAACAATGTTTGGAAATGTCAAAAATATCGTGTAACTTTACGGTCGTAACGTCACTACTGGCAGAACACCCTCATCATACTCTGCCCCAGGGGGCCCTCACAAGGCCCCCCAAGAGGCAGGCAGAACAATCTCTTGCCCTCCAGAAAGCTCGGACTTGCCTACGTCCCTTCAGGTCCGAGCAGCCGACCTAACAAGCGCAAGACGTGAGAGCCGGGCAAGAACTGTTCTGTCACTACCGCACCACAAAAAGGTTAACAGCCTAATACACATATGCCTACGCTTGGTTATGTGGATTCATTTTATGGGAGAGTCATATTTACAGTGGGCATTTTAAGCCAGAGTTCTAGTTAGAGTGGGGAGGCTCATTTAAAGTTAGAGTCATATTTACAGTGGGGAGAATATATAGTTATAGACGATTGACCTACCAAACCGAAACGAAATCCAGAACCCATCCCCCTTACGCACGCTCGCATAGTTAGAATAAATCCAGCGTTTTGCTACTACCTACAGCCAGATACCTATAGGAACTACCTATAAGATACAGACACCTTCCCTCGGTATCTACCTATTAGCGATAGGGAAAAACTATTATATGTTCTCTTTGTGTTGGCTAACTATCTGAGAATCAGAGGGAACAATACCCCCTCAATAATCCCCAATAGTAAAACCCTATCAACCAATACCTTCCCGTGGTATTCTTCACGCGAGGCGATAGGCTTTGGCTATCAAGCGATAGGCTTTGGCTATGGTCTATTGCAAATCGTTTTCGGTAGGGCTATATTCGCGTAGGCGTGTGTGGGGGCGCGCCTGGATGACGCTACCGTGCGTCTGCGGACGCGTGCGCACGATAGTCAATAGTAATTCTAAACAAAATATAGTTGTTTCTCAACTATATTTTTTAAGAATTATTCTATTGACTATTTCCTACGAGGAAGCCCTATCTTTGCCCCGAACCTCAACCAAAAATCGTGTTCCGATGGCTAAAGTAAAAAGAAATACAAACTCAAACTACACTCACAGGTTTAGTCCTAATAATAGTAGTGTATATCAAGAGCAGATATACATTAGCCATAAGTTTACTAAGTTCAAGACTAAGTTTCGTACTAAGTGTTTTGATACAGGTAGTATTCTTGATGCAGGAACTATTGTAGCCTTTGATGTACTAAGTCGTAAGGTATTCTCTTTGAATAGTCCTACTTATGCTTACTACTTAACGTCTACTTCTCGTTTGGTTCGTGGAATAAATTGGGCTAAGGTATAGTCCAAGATAACTAAAGGTGATGGTACAGCCTTAAATGTACTTAATTGTTTATTTTTTTTTATTTCTTCATTCCTAATTGTTATGGAAAATCGTGTTGTTCTTTCTTGTGGTACTGAGGTTGATGCTTCTGAGGCTATTGAGATTACCTATGGCTCTAATATCGGTGAATTGTTTCACGTTGATGATGCTGTTGAGATTACCTATGGTCGCCTACGGGGTAATGTAGTTCATAAGGATGATGCTGTCTATACTTATGATGACCAGATAGTTATGTCTGATGATGCTACTTATTGTGAATCAGATGGCGAATACTATGCTGATACTTCTGACTTAGCCTACGTTAGTTATGGTTACAATAGTGATAAGTATTACCATATGGATGACGTAGTTTATTGTGACTCTGATGGTGAATACTACCATACTGACTCTATTGGTCAATATATCTACCTACATAGTGATGGTGAGTATCGTGACTACGAAGAAGAAAATCTGTACTGCCACGACTACCATTGTGGAGATAGGTACGACCTGACTACTTCAGATACTCAGTTTACTATTGGCTTTGAGGTTGAGAAAGAAGACCTTAACGTACTTTGGAATTGGGACTTGTCTGACGTAGATGACACTAAGTGGTCACGAGAAGAAGATTGTTCTCTTGATAGCGACTCTGGTTTTGAGTTAGTTAGCCCTACCTACGACCTGATGACTGATGACCTTGACAATGATGTTGCAACAGATATTCTTACTGCTCACCTTAATGCTTCGCATTCTTCTCGGTGTGGTGGTCATATCAACTTCGGCATCAAGGGCTTAACAGGTTCTGAGGTTTACGAAAAAGTGCAGGGCTTTGTTCCTGTATTGCTGTCTCTGTACCAACGTAGACTTAACAGCCGATACTGCTCACCCAAAAAAGAGTACAAGTATGGTAATGCTAAGTTCTCTGCGGTAAATGTCAAGAGTGGATATATTGAGTTCCGTGCTCCTTCTGCTGTGATTTCTGTTTCTAACTTGCTGTGGCGTAGAGATTTGCTACGTATTATGGCTAAGAATGTAGATAAAGGTACGCTGTTCTTTATCCGTGAGATGCTTACTCCTACGAGTCAGTTACACAAGCACTTGCTCAAGGTTGTAGATGCGCCTACGATTAACCGCCGTGCCGCTTTTGCTGCTGCTATGGCTGAGGCTATGACAGGTCGTGACTACGCCAAGTGGGTGACCTACGAAGGCTTCGCTGAGGCTAAGGAATCGCTGAAGGTTCAAGTTGAAGGGCTTATTCAAGAATAAGTCCTTTGGCTTCGGCCACTTGACAAACCCCTTATATTGTATATATGCGTGAAGTAAATTTTCCCCTTGAGGTAGTCGGCGTGGTTGCTACTATCTGTCTTTTTGTGATGGCGATTGTCGCCATTGCTTACTAATTGTTTAATTCTAATTGTTATTGTTATGTGTATTGCTATCTTAAATAAATCTAATCAACTATCTCGTAAAACTCTTAAGAATTGTTGGGACTCCAACGATGACGGAGCAGGTTTTATGTACGTCAAGGACAAGACCTTACAGATGTTTCATCAGCCTAACTTGTCACCAGATGACTTCAACAGCCTTTACCTTGCGTACTGCACTGCCTACAAGCACCGCGACAAGGATACCCCTATTGTGTTGCACTTCCGTATTGCTACCCACGGCCTGACTCCTGAGTTCTTGCATCCCTTTGCTGTATCTGATACTCTTGGCTTTGTCCACAACGGCATCCTACACGGTATGGGTACACACGACTACTCAGATACTGCGGAACTACGTGACCTACTTGCTGACTTGCCTAAGGTTATGACCAAGAGTGTGGCTGGCCTTCTCAATCCTCGTATTATGTTCTCTATGCTTCAACACTTTATCGGCAAGGGAAACAAACTAATCTTCCTCGATAATCTTGGTGACTTCGAGATTGTCAACGAGGCGGCAGGTGCTTGGGATAATGGTAATTGGTTCAGTAACAACTCCTACAAAGAGCGTGGCGTACGCTACTACGGCTCCTACGCTGTCCGTGACTACGGCAAGGGTGTAGGCTCTGCGTATGGTAAGAAAGATGCTAAGTACTACGCTGACTTTGATTGGGACTCGCTTGAGGAAAAGGAATGGAATGACTCCTTCGGTACTGCCTTGCTTCCTGCATCTACGCAAGAGTTTGACTCTAAGTTAGTTGAACAGACTTACCACTGCTCTACGTGCAAGACTGAGACTCCTGTCAATGTCTACTCTGAGTGCCTTGAGTGCGGTGAGTACAATATTAAGGCCGAGAGTGATGTCATTGCTCGTCTGTATATGGACTAAGTTATTGTCTATTAGTTTATTGTTTGTTTTAATTTAATTCTATTGTTTATGTCTATTAATGTTCTTGTTAAGCCTTGGGCTAATCGTTCAAATGAATGTTCTGGTGTTAATATGCTTGAGCCATACTACACCAGATACAACGAGATACTTCGTGACCACCTGTCAGTTATTGAGCAAGGTGATGCTGAAGTTGATGTGTTTACCACGCTGTTCTCTATGTTCATATTCGGAACTAACAAAGGGATGTCTGAGATGGTCAACGATAACTTCCTTGACTTTGGTCAAAAGCGTGGATGTGTCTACGGAAATAACTCCCGACGCAATGGCGGGCGTATGTCTATCGGTGAGTACACGTGGTCTGGTCGTGACCTTATGACTCCGTGGAATATGTTGTCTGAGGAATTCGGTTCCCCTGTGGTATTCTGGTTCGGTAAGGTAAACGATATTTGGTGTGGTATCCGACACGACTCACCGCGCGAGACTTGGGAAGCACTTAATACTATGATTGGTATTATAGGTGAGGGTCATTTAAGCGGAAGCGCAAGGCTTGACTACGTTGCTACGTGGGCTAGCAGTAACCTACACCTACCTGGTATGTGTATTGATAGCAACCGCAATGGCGCAGTGTTTTCGCTTGAGGCTAACATTCTGATTTCGGAACTTCAGGCTGAGATTGAACTACAACGCCAACGTGAGGATAGTGCACCTTCTGTAGATGACTGGCACGGCGGCGTACGTGGTAACCGCACACGACCTTCCTACGTAACTAAGTCAACAGAATTTACTATTGGCTTTGAGGTTGAGAAGGAAGATGATGAGGTGAAGCACAGCATCAACCACGTTAAGTTCCACAAGGCTACGGGTTGGGACAAGGAACGCGATGGCTCCCTCAATGAAGATGGCTACGAGATTGTGTCTCCTACGTACGACCTGTACGATGACCGACTTGATGAGGACTTGCGCAACGATATACTGCAACAGCATATCAACGCCGAATACTCCCGCCGATGCGGTGGTCACATCCACTTAGGTGCGGTAGGTATGCGTGGTACTACGTTCTTTGACCGCCTTGCTCCGTGGCTCCCACTTATCTACGCTATATATGTGGGTCGCATCAACGGCGAACACTGCAAGGTTAAGAAGAACGACAACATCAAGTACTCTACCGACAAGTATCAGTCTGTCCGTTTGTTTGATGACCACCTTGAACTACGCATCCCAAGTGCGGTGTCTGATGTGGAGAATCTGGTATGGCGGCGTGACCTTCTGCGCATCATCTGCGACAACCTTGATGCTACTCCCCTACGTATTGTGAGTATGCTTACCGACAAGCGTAGCAAGTTGCACAAGCATATGAGCAAGGTCTACAGCGAGGCGCGTATGTTGGAAAAGTTCCGACTCTATGTGTACTTCGCTAATGAGTTGCTCGATGATGCCTACACTACTATCCCAGAGCGTATCCCACAATGGGAGAGTCTGTTCAACAAGTCACAGATTTCTCACCTACGCAACGAGGGCTTCCGTCAAAAGTCTAACGTAATAATCTAATATGAAAAATAACTTCTTTGCCTTCCTTGCCTATAAGTACATCATCCAGGAACTGCGTGAATACGATAGCCTTACCGATGATGAGGTGTGGAACAAATGCCTGGAGATTGAGAAGGAGTTCTTACGTTGGGATGCTAAGCGTCCCAGCGTTACTCCAAGTATGTATGACTCCTTTATGGAGTTTCGTGAGTTCGTATCCTACGATGAAGATTTAATTTAAAAACATATACTATGCCTAATTGGTGTTACAATGTGCTTACGGCAAGAGGCACTAAAGAGGAGATTGACTCCTTCCTTGCCAAGACTACAAGGGCTAATCAGTCAACAGACTTTGCTGATATTGAGCCGATTGTATTTGACTTCAACAGCATCATACCTATGCCTAACAATGTGTTCCGAGGTAATATCGGACAGAAGGAACAGGAGGAATGCCGTGCTCAGGGTATCCCTAATTGGTACGACTGGTCTATCGGTCATTGGGGTACCAAGTGGAATGCCTGTCATACCGCAGTGATACGTGATGATGATGATAAGGTAACTATATCTTTCTCTACTGCGTGGTCGTATCCCCTGCCTGTAATGAACGAGATGATGGATATGTATCCAAACATTGACTTTGATATTACTTCACACGAGGAGTCTGATGCCTTCGTCCTACAACATACTCGTGAGGGTATTGAGGAAGGAGAGAACAGATATTACGTTGATGGTGAGGTAGTTGAGTACGACTACGACAAAGACAAATGGATTGATGCTAAGGGCAATGAGTACGATGAGTACGATGAGTCTGGCTATTGGTTCCCTTCTGATGATATTTTCTAACTAATTAAAAATCAAAACTATGAAAGAGATTAAACGTACCTACAAATTTGAGCGTGTGTATCTACACGGACTGAACGGACAGAATGCTACCGTGTCCTGCGAAGTAGAGATTGACTACGACAAAAAGATGTTCTTCATTGACAACATTACTACCCACCACCTAAATGGTTCAGGATATGAATACAACATACCAAAGATTGAGGCCACTATTGAGATGCACCTTGATGTGTGTAGGTTCATTCAGTCTGAACTCGGTGAGTAGGTGGTATCACGAACTACTTGTTAGGTACAGCATACGTCCTACGAAAACCATACGTGTGTCTAAACATATGTATTTACTTGTTTACAAAAATCAAAAAACCAAAATTGTTCTATATGACTAAGATTCTTCACTACTCTGTTTACCTTCTCAAGAAAGCGATGTTTACTATCATCACTTTCTTCTCTCCCTATCGCCGC